GCTTCTTTTTATGCCCTCCATCCTTCAAGCCCGGTTCCAGGGGGGAGGCAGGCGATCCTTGCCCAAGAGGTAATCGCACGACACCTGATACAGACTCGAAATTTTCAGCAGGTTTTCATAAGAGGGGCGGCTGCGGCCCCGTTCATAGTACGAATAGGTGCTTCGGTCAATCCCGAGGCGTTCGGCCACCTCCTCCTGCGTCCACCTTTGGGCGCGCCGCAGGAGGAGCAGACGATCGGCAAGAGGGATCGTGATGACGGCATGGTTCATAACAACATCTCCCGCTATCTCTTTATGTAAAGAAATTCACCTTCTAAAAGGAAACTTTATCTTATCATTCAGTATAAAAGAGGGCCGGGAAAAAATCAATCGCTTTCTTCCATTTTTTCCTAGATTTTCCCCGGCGGATCCCAGCGCATGGGAAAATGGGAAAATCGTAAGGTTTTTGCAGGGATGGAGGGGACGGCCGGGCGGAAAATATGGTATAATGAACACAGAAACGGCGGGAAACCCTGATTTTTCGGGGCTTCCCGCCTTTTTTGTTACTAATTTGTTATTAGTTCAATGTTCAATTTGAGTTCTTCTATATTTTTGTGAGTGTAAACCCGTTCCCCTGTTCCTTTGGATTTATGCCCCATAATTCGATCAATGCACACCTTGTTTGCCCCGGCAGAATCAAGGCGGCTTCTGAATGTGTGGCGGCACTCATGCGGGGTGTGCTGCATTTTCAGCTTTCCCATGATTTCAGCCCACAATGCCCGGTATTGGGTTTGATTTAGCTTCTTCCCGTTGTACTCAAACAAATAGCCGTTTTTGGATTGTTCAACCCTATTTTGAACTATGTGCTGAATTTTTGAATGAATGGGAACTATCCTGTTCTTTCCCGCCGCTGTTTTCGTCCCCCCGGTCATGGTTTGGGCTTCAAGATCAACCGCTTCCGTTTTCAGGGCAATCATTTCTGAAATCCTGAACCCCGTATAGAGAAAGAACAAAACAGAATCAACCCATTCCAATTTTTCATTTTCCCAAAGCCGGGAAACTTCTTCATCCGTGAAAATTTCCTTGCTTGTTTCGGGGATTGGATCAGAGGTAAGCAGATCAGAACAGCATTTTGAAATTATATCAAGTTCCATTGCGAAACGGTCAAGATGCCCGAAAAGGTTCTTTATTGCCCCTTGCGTGGAATACCCACAACCGCAACTATCAATGCAATCTTGCATTTGGTATGATTTGATTTGCTTATACTTCATCTTATTCAGTTTGGAACAATGCTTGTATGCTGATTTCAAGGAACTTCTGTTTGATTCACCCAATTTCACAGCCCGCTTTTCAAGCCACAGATCATAGAGTTCTTGAAAAGTGATTTTATCCGTTTCTATATTCCACGGATCATTGTTGTAATTGGCAAGCATTATCAACCCTTCTTCCCGTGTGGCGGCATAACCAATAGGCTTTTGCCTTCCTGATATACCTTCCTTCACAATATAGGGCTTTCGCCTGTTCCCTGACAGCTTCGTTACTGTTCCATATCCATTCGGATTTTTCATAACTTCACCGCCTATCTTGAAAAATCAGCCGTGAAGTGATATAATATAGACAGACCGCCTAAATCACTTCATCCTGATTTATGGTCGCTTCCCCCGTTGGTGTTGCAGCACTGACGGGGGATATTTTTTTTTTTTTTTTTTTTCAAAGTTCGATTTGAACCCCTGAATTTGTATTCAATTCACGGAATTCTTTAACCAGCTTTGCAGCAGAAGGGGGATTGTTCTTTATATCAAAGCCAATATATTTCAATTCCCCCTGTCCCCCGGTATAGGTGATAATTAAATATTGGGTTGTGGTTTTCACTTTTTTATTTTTTGCCCTACCACCGATAATAGCACCCAATGTTCCGAACATTACACCCCCGGCGATTGCACCGCCAATACTTGAAACCGCCTGATTTTGAATTTCAGTATCAAATTTAAGGCACATATCAGTAATTTTTTCCCGTGCCAATTTGATATTTGTTGTACCCGCTTTGAATTCAATTCTATCCGGGTATGAAAACACTTCACACAGAAGGTTTTCAGCGAGGGGCAACCCGTTTACATGGTGAAACGCAGTATAAACGGTAATCCCGGTTGAAGTCTGTTTCTTCTTACCGAACATAGCAAAATTCCTTTCTTAATTTGAAATTAACTTTTCAAGGTTCAAGTGGTTCAAGTTCAAGATGCCTTTTTATTTCTTTTATATTTTTCAAAATCAATGCAAAATTGCGTTGAAAAAATCATATCTACAAAGAAATGCAAAACAACTTGAACCACTTGAACCTTCCCGATATTTCAAGGCTTTCATCTTGAACCGGAAACTTGAACCTATCTTGAACTTATCTTGAACTGAAATCCACAAAGATTATATTGCCTTCCCGCCTGATGATTCTTTTTGAATGGAATATTTTTCATCATTCAGCATTGTTTCCATAGAACCGATAATACGCCCTTGATCCAGCGTATCAAGTTGTAGGAAAAGTTTGACCGCTTGAAATGCTTCTTTCCCATAACACCGTTCAAACATTTCACAGGCAGCGGCTTCGTTTTGTAGCTTCTGTTCAAGTTGGGCTAATTCTTCCCTTCCAGCGGGAACATTGTACCCCATAAGCCAAACTTCATTGACATTCAGAGCCAAACCCAAAATAGATAGCTTATCTTGTTTGGGTTCTACTTTCCCGGAAACATACTGACTTAGATCATTCTTTTTTAGCTGAACATGGTATTTTTCGCAGTACGGCTTGCAGGCTTCCAAAATATCAACTTGTTTTAACCCCCTTTCACCCATGATCTGCTTCAATCTATCAGCCGTGGTGAATTCCTTCATGCAATCACTTCCTTTCCTTATTGGGGTACTTACATTATAACGCACCTTGAAGAAAAGTTCAAGAGGGTTAGGAAAAAAAGTTCAAAAAATTTGAAAAAACCTATTGACAACTTCAAAACCCGGTGCTATAATATAGACAAGTTCAAAGGAATTGAACCAAACGACAACGAACAAGCCGCTGCAACGGCAAGCATGGAAAGGATGAAGTGATTATGAAAGATTTTATTTTGAAGCTGGTTAAGGATTTCAACGAATATTCCGAATTGGTAGCCCTGAATTATTCAAAGATGAAAGAAGGGAAATGTGACGAAAGCACCCTTCAATGGAACAGAGGACATTTATACCGGATTGAAGATTACCTGAAATATCTTGCGGATAGCACGGATGGGGTAAATCTCAAATGGGAGTGCAAAGAACACACTTTCGGCTTTGATGATTGGCAGCGGCAGCTTGAATATAGAACAGTTCGGGTTGTGTTCGATAATTAAGAAAGGCGGTAACACAGATGAAAGAAACAAGTTTGAAGCCCGTAATTGAAAAACTTGAAAGTTTATTTTCAAAGTTCAATGAAAAGTTCTATAACAATGAACTTCAAACCCCCGTTATCACAGTAAGCCCGGACACAACAAAGGGTGCTTATGGATGGTGTACCGCTTGGAAGGCGTGGACGGTTGGAGAACAGAAAAAGATTGCAGACCTTTCCACCCTGACAAAAGAAGATTTGGAAGCTATGAAGAAAGATGATGGCTTCTATGAAATCAATATTTGTGCTGAACACCTTGCAAGACCTTTTGAACAGGTTGCGGAAACCCTCTTACATGAAATGGTTCACCTTTACAATCTGCAAATTGGGGTTCAGGACACAAGCCGGGGCGGCACATACCACAATAAGAAATACAAGGAAGCGGCTGAAAAGCACGGCTTGACCGTTGAAAAGGATGCAAAATACGGGTGGACGAAAACAAGCCTGAATGATGAAGCAAAAGCCTTTGTTGACGGTATGCAGGATAAGAAATTTGAACTTCACAGAAAGAGCCTTCCGAAAATCCCCGGTGCGGCGAAAACCAAACAATCAAGCCGGAAATATGTTTGCCCCGTGTGTGGCTGCATTATCCGGGCAACAAAGGAAGTTCATGTTATTTGCGGGGATTGCAATGTAGAGTTTGAGGAAGAAGCCTAAACAGCTTCTTCCCCCCTACAAAATAGAAAGGATGATGAACATGAAATACAGATATTTCAGCACACAACGCCCGGTTGCACCGGGAACATTCCCCAAAAAGCCGGGATGTGAAATTTCAAATTATCCGCAAAAAATATATATTGACGGTACGGGTTTTTCGGCTTGGGGGCATATTGATTATGATGAACCTTTGACAGATGCGGAAGTCAAAGAATACGAATTAAAACCCGCAAGATGGGAATTCAGCGTTAGGTTCAACCCGGACAATCAACAGATGGGAAGAATTCACAAGTTGTTTGTTGAATGGTGTAAATATGTTGCGGAAGATGGAACAAAGCCTTTTGCCGATTATACACTTGAAAAGTTCTTTGAAGTGATGATGCAATCCGGCAGCTTCCACACCATGAACCGCCACATTGAAAATATGGAGTATGAAAACGGAATGAAAAGAAAGGAGTGAAATCATGGCATACGATTATGCAAAGTTAAATGGAAGGATCGTTGAAAAATGCGGAACGCAAGCGGTATTCGCTGAAAGAATGGGGCTTTCCGAAAGAACTATTTCAATGAAATTGAACAACAAGATTGCTTTTAAGCAGCCTGAAATTCAAAAGGCATTGGAAGTTCTTGATTTGGCAAGTGATGAAATTCAAGCATATTTTTTTACCATGAAAGTTCAAAACGATTGAACCAACAGAAAAGCGGTGAACAGGATGAAGAAAGTAATTGCAGCGTGTATTGATCGAGTTTTGGAGTTCGACACGCAGAATGAAGCGGCAAAGTACATTGAAACCTTGCGTGACAAGGGCAACGAATTCAGGATTTTGCACCGTGAGGAAATCGGCGGCAAGTACCGGATCAGAATTCAGAAACAGTACAACAAAAGCCCCATGATTGAGGGCTGAACAAAGAAAGGATGAAGTGAACATGACATTTGCAGACAAATTGAAAAACCTTATGAAAGAATTGGATTTGACACAATCCAAACTTTCAGACCTTACCGGGATCGGTAAATCCTCTATCAGTCAATACCTTTCCGGGAAGAACGAACCTTCCAAAGACCGCAAACAGGAAATCGCCCGTGCGTTGGGGGTTCAGGATAACTACTTTGAAATGTTTGAACCCGCTGCAACGGTTCAGCATGACGGGGTTGTGAATTTGCCCGTTCCCCTTGCGGCAAAGCTGATGAAAAAATCCAAAGAATGGGTTATGCAGGGCTTACGGGATGGCGTTTTCCCGTGGGGCTATGCGGTGAAGCTGACAAATTGGAGTTACTTTATTTCTTCCGTGAAGTTCACCGAACACACGGGAATTGAAGTTCCCCTTAACCAAATTTAGCCGGGGGGGTAGACCATGCGAAAATCAAAATATGAAGCCCCCTTACGGTGGAAGAACAAGCCTTTGCAACAGAAAACCATGATTTGATAAAGAAGTATCTGAATATCAGGCGGCTTCCTTATGATGAATGGTATGATGTGGTAATTTTCAGGTATTTGCTTTCAGTCAAAAGATGGTTTGCAATTCCTGAATTACATAAACACAACTTTGAAATTATTGCCTTTTATGCAATGCGTTCTGCAATCGGACATGAACAGGAAAAGCAGAAAAGGCGAGTTCAAACGGTTAGTTTAGATTCGGTTGTACCGGGAACGGAAAATTTAACCTTCGCTGATATATTAAGCGATCCCAATTCCGATTTTACCCGGCTGATGGCATAGAAAGTGAGGATAAACAAAAATGAGTGAAACAGGAGTTGTTAAAGGGTTCAAGGTGTTCAATCCCGATTGGACTTGTAACCCAAACGGGAAACCGTTTCAGTATGCAGTTGGCGGCACTTATGAAGAAGATGTGAAACCTATGGTTTGTGATCGGGGCTTCCACTTTTGCGAAAAGGCGGCTGATTGCTTCAATTACTATCAGTTCAACCCGGAAAATAAGGTTGCGGAAGTGCTTGCATTGGGTGAAGTCGATACGGACGGAACAAAATCTTGCACCAATAAAATTCAGATCGTGCGTGAAATTCCGTGGGCTGAATTGCTTGAAATTGTGAATACGGGAAAGGGCTGCACCGGACTTTGCAACAGCGGCGATTG